TGCAGACTGCCATCGGCACGAACCGTGGCGTTGCTCGGGATCATGACCCGCCGCCCACGAATCAGATAAGCGCGGCTAGGCAAGCTATCGAATTGCCGCGTCGAAACCGAGAGGCCAGCAACAGCGCAGAAGGGATAACCCGTGCGGATGTATTGCTGCTCAATCAGGCTGGACCACAACAACTGATTGCCGCGATCATTGGCAACACTGACGTTTTGTGGTGTGTCGCGGAAGCTGGTGTATTTGACCTCGAAGCTATCCTCACCAAGATCCTCTTTGATGACCTTGATGTTCCAGGGTCCGCTGCCGGTCAGGTTGATGCGCGGTGTCTTGAACTGGTAGCTGGTGGTCGATACGCCCGTGACACGGCGGCTGTAAACCGTGTTGTATCCTTCGCCTCGTGCTTGCACCTGCACGATGATGCCGATGGTGGCGCTAAATGCCTGACCCTGCGCCAGTCCTTCCTTGGCGACTGAGAATAAGCGCGGAACAGTGAACAGGATTTGGAAGGCGTCTACATCAGTGTCGGTAATTTGGCGGATAACTTGACCGCCACCGTAACGACGAGCGATTACTTCGTCATTCGCATTAAGATCTTCTTCGTAATTTTTGCCGACTTCTGTATTAATGTCGGTGACAGTTGAGGTGACGCCTGGTGCGGTGCTGGGTGGACCCTGAGTTGCCGTGCCTTCGCGATATTCGTAATTAACGTCTTGCGCTGGAAAGTTGCGTTCACCGCTGCTGCTAAGGATCGGTGTTTCGTTCAGATAGACGCCAGCCTCTTGCCCGACGATGCCATCAATTGGACCCTCGCAAAGCAGGTCAAGAATCTTAATCGTGGAGGTGGAGTTGAGTGCCATTACAGGTCGTATCCGCTGGCTTGTAGTTGCAGGTAAACATCGCCTTCACAGCGGAAGTCCACGATTTCCACCCTGACCGTCCCATCATCGCTTGGATTATCGGCGTGGGTAAAACGATGGATCCAACGGTAATTATCAAAGGTCAAACCTTGAATTGTTGCTTGAGCTGATGCCAGCAGATCATCTGTTTTTTTGCGTAAAACATCAATGCGATATGTAATAAAACCGTCAACAAGAGTTGTGCCAGCACCAGCGACGCGATCACGCAGACCGTTGGGTAATGCTAAACACACACCATAGCGTGCGCGCTTTTGATCCTTAGTATCAAAGAAATACGTTGCGTTGGCACCGTTAGCCAGCCCGATATTGTAGTAAAGGTTGAACTGATCAACTCCACTAAAACTGGCTTGATCGGTGCGGCGTGTTGAGATGCCTTGTACGTCTGCGTAACCCCAGCTAACCGGATCGCCGCCGATGCGGATTGTTTCGCTGCTTGGTGTACGGATCGCAGTTTGCAGTGGGTCGGATTCGTCGGTGACTTCGACGTTGGCGGATAGCAATTGGCTGCCGATCAACACTTTGCCGTAGGCCACGGGGATGGTTTGTCCCACGCCCACCGTATTTGCAGCGCCGGTGTAGGCGTAAGACTGTTGACCGTCGGCACCACGGGTCAGGCTTTGCGGTCCACGGGTACTGGCGTTGGTGCCGCTGCCAAAGCGTTGGTTGCCAAGGGTGGGCAGTACAGGTTGGGGTGACAGCAGCTGGGCAACGCCGCCAAGAGCAAGTGCGCCACCGAGCAAACCGATAGACGTTACGGTCGAGCCAGCTAAGCCAAAACCCAAGCCTGGTATCAGCAGCGATGCAGCAACAATGCCGATCCCAACCAGTACCTGTGTAAAACCTCGACCCGAACCAGCAATAACTGGCACCAGCACTAAGTCGTTTTGACCCAGCGGTAGTTGCAGGTCGCTGTAGCCCATGTCCTGATCAGCCTGCAGCACGCGGTAGCCGATGCCCCGCTCGTGGGCAGTCATCAGCTCCTGCTGTAGCTCCGGCATGTTGATGCACAGAAGCTTGATTGCGTCCGCTGGTGTGCGCAGGTTGTAGTAGGTGTGCTCGGTGCCGTACCGTTCGCCCAGCTCACCCAGCAGACGAACCCGCTGCATATCGGAACACCGCAGCAATGCTCCTTACATAGTAACCGCGCAGATCCTCCACAGCACTCAATGCGTCGTTCAGGTGGTGCAAAATCCGGTCGTAATCCACCAGCACGGCTGCGTGCATTGGGTGCTGCGTTCCAAGGCGCATCAACAGCACATCGTTGGGGCGGCGTTCAGCAAATGACACTTGTTTGAAACCCAATGACACTGCCTCGCGCAGGTAGATGCTGGGACTGGATTCCAGCTCATTGGGGCGGTCAAAGTTTGGCAGCGTGATGCCCTGCAACGCAAAGTAATCGCGCACAATCGTGTAACAGTCCTGTTTGCCGTAATCCCACTCACGGCCAATCAGGGATTGATAGTCAGCCATTGCCCAGTGCCAGGTTGGAAGATGTACCAGTGCAGTTTGGACTGCTGGCAGGCAGATACATCAGCTGGACTGGGCGGCGTATCTTCTGGGTGGCTGTGGATGAGCGCCTCGATAGTGCCAGACAACGCAGCGGCTAAGTAGTCGCGGGGATCCAGCACGAAATCAGCGCATGGTTCGTTCGCTACATTGCGACACGGCCAGTACCTGCCATCCACCACCAAGCCGCAAGATTCACGAGGGAACTCAGCCAAAGCGTGCGCCTCAGCCTCATATTTGCAGTCGGGCGCCAGGGAAGCCACCAAAGGGAAGGTTGCCGGTAGGGAATCGCTTAGCGCAGCTGTTGTACCGCTTGCCGCACACATCTTGGCTGGCGTTGGCAACGGCGTTGTCGTTGATGTCAAAGTATGCACTGCCGGTGTAGCCGCACTCTTCACCGCGATACTTCCACGGGCAATGCTCCAATACCTGACGGCGAGGCAGGACAAGGTTGATCAGGTCAAGCTTGCTGATCAGTTCCAGCTCCACCAGCTCGATGTTTTCGCGGACTACGCGGTCCACATACCAAACCTCATCGGTAAATTTGGCAGTTGGGTCAGCAGTTGGGTTGACGCCGCCGCTGAAGTTGACCGCATCAAGGAATTTCTGGCAGGTACGGATGCGCGTTACCTTGGCATTCAAAACGCTATAAGTCAGCAACAACGCGGTAATCGTGCCAGCCACGTTGGCAATCCGCATGGTCGGACGTGGCAGCGTCCCCTTTGATGTCAGATCAAATCCTTCAACTTCAATCGGAAATGGCGTGTAGGTAATACCAGCAAAGACAACGCTAGTCGTCAAGCCGTTCGTTCCAGCGTGGTAGTAGAACGTCTCATCAACACCATTAACCGTTTCGGTCAGCTGCATCTGGAACAGCTCAATAATCGCCGATGGATTAAGGAGCTGAATCTGCTCCTGTATTGACTGAGGAACCGTCATGCTTCAAATACCTGGCGGAAGGTAGCAGTGATTGTCGCCCTGCCCGTGTAATTAATCTGCTTGTCCCATTCCAAGCAAACCCATTTGTAACTTGTAGCCTCAGCAGGTGGTGTCCAATCGAAACTGGCGCCATCAGCGGCACGAGCATCTAAAAATGTCTCAATCGAATCAGCGTTGGCTTCAGTAATGTTTTGCCAGCTGAGACTCCACTCCTTAGGATTTTGATTGATGCCAAACCTACTCCGTTGTTCGTAACCATCTCCAAACTGGGCGATGCGAACACGAGGGCGGCTAGTCTTTTGTGCGCCGTAGCTAGGTGTAACTGCAGGGAAGGTTGCCATAATCAGCGTGCCAGTAAGCCACCAGGGCGTTGCTGTTTAACTAATTCTGCCTGCACTGCAGCGGCAATCACACTGCCGAGCTGTTTGCCTTGGCTGGAATCACCTTGTACGTTGGTGCCGCTTGCGTCAACGTTGACCACTACGTTGGCACCACCGCCAAAGCTGCCGTTAGGAGCAATACCACCGCTGCGACCTGGCATGAATAGCTCAGGGCCACGCTCACCCACGAGATAGGCACCGCTAGACATGACGGAGCCGCCATTGGCTCTTGCACCCAAAAACGGAAGACTAAAACCAGTAGATCCCATACCGGCACCACTAAATGCCGACGCTCCATATTTTGCGCCGCCAGTAGCTGCAGATGACGGAACACCTGCAAACATGCGAGCTACGCCGATTGCAATGTATTGAGCAATCATCTGCGCCGCAGATTTCATCAAAATATCAACAATGCTATTCAAGAAATCGGCGAACACTTGCTGGGCATTTTTTGTTCCATTGATCATCTCCATTGTGCCCTGTGTAGCTAGTTGACTCGCAGCGTTTGCTGCCTCACCAATCTGCGGGTATTTATCAAGCACGCTTTGCAGCGCTTTCTCTTGTTGCCCGAGTAAATCAATGTCAGTGCGGAAAGCGCCAGCACCGCCGCCGTACACCTGGGCAACTAATCCAGCCCGCTTAAAAAATAAATCGTTCTGTGCTTTCAGTTCTTCAGTCGTCAAACGCTGTAGGTCTAACCTGCGAATTTCATCATTTAGCGTGGCAAGATTAACGCGCTGCTCAGCATTTTTTAGTTCGCTGATTTGACGAGCGCGATCTTCGTACTCAAATTGAATCTTGAATCTTTCGCGCTCTTGCTCATTGAGACTTGCAAGCAAGATGGTTTGCCGCGAAAATTCACGGCCCAGTTGATCTCCTAGTTCTAGTGATCTCTTAAGTTCATCTGCTAATCTTTTTGCTTCACGCTCGGCGTCGGACAATCCCTTCCTGCCGCCACCACCACCGGTTGCAGCAAGCAATGCAGGTGGTGCAGCGCCAGCTCCAGCAGACTGAGGCGTTTTCGCTGCCTGCACAAGGCGACCGGTGATTGTGCTATAAACATTGCCTTGGGCATCTTTATATGTTCTACCAACACCTGCGCGTTGCAATCGCTGCCCACTTGCACGCTGTCTAATCTCTTCACTAGCACCGACAAATCCTCGGTTGAGTCGATTGATTAGTTCATCAGTGCGATTGATTAAAAACTTGAAAACCGGTGCAAAAAAGCCGCCAATATTTTGAGCTAGACGCTGGAACGAATCTTGCAGCGTGCTTAACCTACCTTGCAATGTATCGCTTTGCGCAACAGCACCATTGGCATACTTGCCGCCAGCATTTGTTAAGTTAATGATTGCCTGCTCTACCGCTGCGGCGCTGAATCTTCCTTTTTCTAGCGATTGACGGAATTCTTCTCCGGACATTCCATACATACGCTGCAATTCTTTCTGCAGTGCAATGCCACGTTCTTGGAATTGCAAAAGCTCTTCGCCTTGCAGTCGCCCTTTTGCTTGGACTTGTCCAAATGCAGTGACTAAACCTTGAAGCTCTGCGCCGGTAGCACCTGAAACATCAGCTAATCGCCTTGTCGTATCAACAACCTTGTTGGCTTCGATGCCAAACGCCTGAAGTCTTTTTGCGGCATCAATTAATTCAGCGCTGGTAAACGGCGTGGCTGCACCAAGTGCCTGTAATTCTTGAACGATTTGCTTGGCTTGCTGAACGCTACCGGTTAAAACTTGAAGACTGCGTGTTTGCGATTCAATTTCTGCCGTCTGTACAAATACAAACTTGACGGCCTGAAATGCCGCATACGCCTTGATTAGACCACCAACTGCAGAGCTGAGCTGATTGATCCCAGTCTGCGCCTGTTTTGATGCGTTATTGATTTCACGCAGGCGACTGACTGCCTGTTGACTATTTACCTGTACGTCAACGACAGCAACAGCCACGACAGTGCCTCCCTATAGCGTCAGTCTATCGTCGTGATCTTGCCTTAGCCTTTTCGATTTCTTGCTGTTCGCGCTTACCCTTCACTTC